TGGGGATGTTTGACGGCAACGGTGAAGCTGAGTCCGTCGAAGATGCTTCCAAAGTCAATTAACTCGTTTGACATCGCACCAACAACCGTCTGTATCTACAGACAGAATGAGAGTTTGTAATGGATGCACAGACAATTCAAAAGATTGTAGACTTGGGAGCAGCCACAGAGCACCCAATTGATGGGCGTACTTACACAGACAAGCATCTTTCGCTTGTTAAACCTCCAGTTGCCGAGGCCTTTAGTGTCGGCACGCTGGATGGATTTGTAAACATGCTCGAAGCAGGGATCGATAGCTTTGACGCAAAAGATTTTGTGGTCCATATTGTGGACCATGAAGAAGTTAGGCTTGCCAAGCGCGAGGCAGATACATACGGAGATCGAATTGCAGCGCTTGTCGCCAAGCCCACGGAAGGCATTACGGTCTTTCGTTATTTCAATGCCTGGGGAGCGCAGGAAGACTTTATCATTGGCCTTCAGTCGCACTTCCAGGACTCCGAAGACCTCAAGAAGCTTCTTGATCTTGCCAGTCATATCGATCTAAAGGAGTCGGTAAAACTTGCAGACACTGGAGTGAGTCAGGAAGTAACAGCGCAGAAGGGCGTTGCGTTCAGGGAGCAAGTTGAAGTCAAGGCGCGCCTCAGTCTGAAGCCGTTCCGCACCTTCCGTGAACTTGACCAGCCGGCAAGTGACTTTATCTTCCGAGTCAAGAACGGCGGAGGTTTTGCCCTTTTCGAAGCTGATGGTGGTGCGTGGAAGATTGCGGCCATCAATGCCATTGCAGCCTGGCTGAAGAACAGATTACACACCTCTGAGGTCGAGCAGTTGGACACCCTACCTATCATCAGCTAACCACCGGGAGAAACAAATTGAGACCGAAAAAGGTTCTGCTGTGCGTCTCTTCAGACGCACAGCAGCTTTCCATTTTATCTTTTATGCTCTCCACCAACGGCTACAAGGTAGAAGCGTGTGACTCGTCAGCCAAGGCGCTTCTGTTTGCGCAAACACATGATTTTCGTGTGCTGATAGCCAGTCAAAAACTTGACGGATCAACAGGAGATGATCTGGTGCGACTCATTAACCCGTTGGCACCACGGTCACGTTCAATAATTATCTGCAAACCTGGAGAAATACCGGAAGATCATTTTGCTGACAGCTGCATGGTTGAGCCATACATAACAAGTGAACTTTTAGAGCATGTTCGTATTATGTGCAAACGAAAGCATAGGCCTCAAAGGAGAGTTGATCATGGAGATTCAAGGTCTAAATGAAGCCGTGAACGCGCAAATGAAAATCATCAAAAAAGAAGTTGATCGGCTTATCGATCAATGCAACTCAGGAAAAGTGTCGGAACAAAGTGTTGCGAAAATCGTTTCAGAGTCATTTGTAGCGGGTTATAATCGCTGTCTCTCTGATCGGGATAAGTTACCTCTTGCCGGGAGTGTTCAAGTCCCGACCTAACCTGATGCCCTTCCCTTTCTTCCGCTCATCCGCCAGGATGGCCTGTTCACGGTTCCAGGCTATTCTGGCCAAAGTTGTTTCGTCCACGCCCTCTTTGCGCTTTTCGTCTATTTCCTGCTGTAGCGCGGTCCGCGCCGGCATCTCGCTATTCAGCTTCCACGTGTTCCATCCTCCAGATGTTTCATCGTAGCTGTCGTCCTCCCATGCGCCGTGAATCTTCTTTACAGCCTTACGCTCGTCCACAATTCGGCTGCTGATTGCACGGTAGGTCAATGGTAAATCGGAAGAAGCTCTGGTCAACGTCAAAGCATTACTGGAAAGACCATTGTAGAGCACTTGGGCATTGCCGGCTGGATCATGTGCCCATTTCATTGTTGCTACGCCATGAGCATTCATTATTTCAGAGATCACAGCGTAAACGCTTTTACCCGCGCCGTGATGTTGATCCATTGCTTCGTCCATCACACAAAACGCTATGCGCGGTGGCTCGGGGTCACGAGCTTTTAGTTTCTTCAGCCAAGATTGCTGGGGGCCCTGAAAGGGAAAATCGGTTGAACCAAAGCCCTTTTCGCAAATTCCTAACGCGTAGTTTTTCGCTGACATCTTGCGCTCGATGCGCTCGCGCGTCTTGAACACCCGGCCATTCGGAGCCACGGCGTACAGGCCGGCGGCGGCCGCCGAGTTTCCGTAGCCATAGTCGATGGCCATGTAGTGCTGCCACCACCAGGAGTCGCCGATTGAGGCATAAGGGACAACGTCGTCCGGGCGCATAAAGTCGAAGTACAGGCCTGCGGCATTGCACCAGCACCCGTACAGGAGCTGCTGCTGCAGGGCTTTCGACTGGCTCATCAGGCCGGTCAGCTTCTCGCGGCCATAGAAGGGATTGTCGGCGAGGAAAAACGGAATGAAGGATGTGGTCTTGTAGACCGGAGAGTCGTCCGTCCAGCACGCTCCGCGGTAGATGCGTCCAGGGTAAACGCTAGTCTCGTAGGGGCGGTCGTCGGCGTAGGTTGCGGGGCTGTGAATTGGGCAGCGATTGCGCAGAAAGACTTTCATCTGCCAGCCATGGCCGATGCCGCCAGGGTTGCTCGTGAAGCGGCCGCGAACAAATAGTCCAGAGTCTATTGGGGCCGCCAGCCAGCCGATCATGAATTTGATTCGGTGTTCCGGGTGCTGGCCGGTCTCGTCAATTCCGAGCCAACTATATGGGTTTCCCTGGTAGCGATCCAGATCCTTGTCTTTGGCCAGATAGCCGGGTCGGATCGTGGCTCCGCTCGGAAATAGCCAGTGCCTGAACCGGCTGACCCATCGACCACAATAAGGCTTCGGCTCGTACATCTTCTGCTGAACGTCTTCTAGTTGCTGCATCTCCTGAAAGGAACGGCGAATCAGCAGAGCACGCAGACGAGGGTTTTTGTACTCCTGAACGGCATCAGCAGCAAGAACGATGGTTTTTCCGCCACCTGAAGCACCTCCGCCCATCAGCAATTCAGCGCGTGAATTAAGAAATGCCTGCTGCCCAGCATTGGCGGGCCACCAGGCTGGCTCTACGCCCTCTGGAGGAAATTCAAAAGGCGGAAACCACTTGCCCATGGACGGAATTGAAATAGGGTTAGCGCTCATCCCAGGTCCACCGTGATGACTTTGCTTTGAGGCGTTCTCTTAACAAGCGATGCGGAGATCGGCGTATCAATTGACTCGCCAATTGCTGACAGGACTACTGACTTTGAAGCGTCAGGGTTCTTCTCTGGGACCAAGTCAAAAACTTGGTTGTTATCGGCTGGCCTTTCAATGGGTTCATCGGCGGGCTTCTCGGCGCGTAGCCGGGCAAAGACGGCTGTATATATTCCTGCTCCCTTGCTGGCTGTGCTGTCGTTGTCTCCGGGGGCGACGCGGCGGGTGTTGCCCTGCTCGAGAATACCCTTGATGACAAATGCGGCTTGGATGGCGGCCAGCTTTTGTTGTGGATGTATATTTTGATCGAGTCCGACTGCCATGCGCATCAACTGATCTTCGAGAACCGTCTCGTCAATCCGTTGCAGCGGAGCGCTGACCACGGCGGCCAGCTCATTCTGCGCGGCCTTCTTTTCTTCTTCGGCCTTGCGGGCGTCCTGCTCGATCTTCGCCGTGACCTGAAGAACCGCATCACCCACCAGCTCCTGGCGGCGCTGCTCATCCCAGACTGGCTGCATCTGGCGCTTGATCTCGCTCTGCACCCGCTTCTTAGCCAGAAATCTTTTTGCTGTTCCCACCTTCAGCTTTGCCCGGCGCTCAGCATATGCAATCTTTTCCTCGACCGCGCCCTCTTTCACGTAGAAGCGAATGAATCGCTTCTCGTCGGTGGTCGGGCTACTGATCCCCCTTTTCTGAGTGGTCTTACTGGGCATTGCGGGCACTCCGGGCGGTGCAACTACTGTCCATCCTATCAAAGCTATTGTGGGCCAACCGTGATTCCCTTGTCTTTAAGCCGCGCTTCCAGTTCGTTCGTGGCGTCGATTCCCTTGTCCTTGGCAGTGGCTTCGAGTGAGCGTGAGGCTTTCTCTGTGATTACGTCCTTCAGTTCCGCCCGCTCTCCCGCGCCAGCCTTGTTCCAGATCGACATCGCGTCATCCATGCTGAGGTGTAAAACGTCGTACTGAAACTCGGTCATTCCGGCCCGGAGAATGATTGTTGAGGCAGCACGCGAACTCATCTTTCCATTGGCGACCTTGTCGCGGATGTCGTCCACCATCTTCTGCGCTGGCTCTGGCCATGCGCTCGGGTTGTCTCCAATCGCACCAGCGTCCCGCAGTTTCTTGACCTCCTGAATATTGGCGCGGGCTTCGTCCATCTTCTCTTCGGTTCCGGGACGATCAGGAATATCGCTCAGCCGCAGCTCGTGCGCTTCCTGCTCGAGTGGCGAACGATAATTTCCAAGCTGAAGACCGGCGCTCGTAAAGAGGGAATCGACCCAGCCCTCGTCAGAAGTGGTGAAGAGCTTTTGCACTTGGATGGGAGCCATCTGTTTCAGGTAATTTTTGGCGAAGTTCATCTTGCTTTCCTGACGGCCAAAGTTGTCGCGGCCGGTCAAGAACTCAATCGCCGGGCGCAGCGTTGCGGGGTTCAGGCGGTTGTATGCCCAGGTTACAGGGTTCTTGATAAGCTCCATCATGTCTCCCTGAACCATCCGGAGGCCGATATGCTTGTCACCCAAGACGCCCCAGCTCTTGGGAGTCAC